AGCTCTCTAATAAGTTGAGCGATTTCTACAATTGAAGATTTGTTCAAACTTATTATATCCACAACTCTAAAACCAGACCAAACACAAATTACCATTTTATCCGATCCAAAACGAGCTATATCCGCACTGATATACATTTGCCCACCCTCAATAAATTCGTTGGTAAAAACGTTCTGAATTTTATCAAAATCAATAAGTTTTGACGGGTCGTTATCATACTCCCAATTTCCAAAGTATAAACGCTGTTTACTATTCTCGTCAAGTGATAAAAGTGATTCTAAATAAGAAGCTGGTAAATGTGGGTTGTCTTTAGGTAAAGCCTGAATAAACTTTTTGTCAATTTCAATCGTTCCGTTTTTTTGTTTTATGTAAAATTGATTATAAACCCAATTCTTTGACGGGTTACAAGTTCCTAACAACTTAGGTATTAAATTATATTCGTTTAATTTGTATCTAATACGTGATTTTAGAATTTGCCAAGCCTTGTGACTTATTTGGTTACATTCGTCAACAAACGCTCCAGTTATCTCCAAAGAACCTAAACTATCAAAGTTTGGATCGGCCGGATATAAAAACAAATCCTTTAGTAGGATTTCGCTTTTGTTATTCCAAGTGATTACACCGGATTGTGAATTGTAGTGATATTGGTTTGCCAATTCAAGCTTTGTAGTAAGCTCAAAGAAAGTATTTAATGTAGTTTCTTTTAACGCCTTTAATTTAGCCCTACCCATTAACCAACGAGTCCCTGGGTACCTTTGTGATTGTTCAATAAGCCAAAGGATTCCTAAAGCGGACTTTCCACCTCCGGCAGCTCCTCCGTAAACAATCTCTTTTGTTTGGTTATCTTTTAAATAATAAACTGCGTTTTCCTGTTTACTAATTAGCTTCATTCGGTTTTATTCCTTCCCCTAAATTAATAACTTGTATCTTTTCACCTCCGGTTGTGTGGTCGTTATATTGCATTGAAAGTTTTTTTAATTCCTCTGGTGTTGCAATCAATTTCATCAATGCCATTTGCAAAGCTGGAGCATTTGATTTGTACCATTTTGAACGCATTGATACTTTAAGCTCAGTTCTATTTTGGTTTAATAATTCTTTTAGCTCGTCAAGTTTGTCAGAATCAACCGGGAAAAAATCATAAAAAGTTTGCTTTGAACAAGGCAAAAAAGCCACAACGTCATCCACGAAAAACAACTTGTGTTTTACTATTACCTCTTTCGCTTGTTCAAAGACTTTTTTTCTATCGTATGCCATTATTCAAATTCATTTGTTACTACTCCATTTCGTTTAATTATTAAACTTGGATCTAATTTAAGCATTCGTTTTACAATTACATCGCAATACTTTGGATCAAGTTCCATTCCAAAACATTTACGTTTTAATTGATGTGATGCAACCATTGTTGATCCTGACCCACAAAAAGGTTCTAAAATTAAATTTGATTTTTTTACTAATTCAATAGCTTTATAAGGCAATTCAATTGGAAAACATGCTTTATGATTATCTTGTTGACTTCCAGTGTTTGAAATTTCCCAATGATTACTTACAACATTTTCCAAACCTAATTTATCTCCATTTGTGCTAAATAAATAAATTGGCTCCCAATCTCTCATTAAAGATCCTTTAAATGGTATTGTTGAAGATTTTTTCCAACAAATTTGTTCAATTAAATATTCTAAATGATTTGATATTTGTTTTATATATTCAAATCTACTATTTGCATTATAACTAACATTCCAAAAAATAAATCCATTAGTAAATAAAAAAAAATTATTTAAAACTTCAACAACAAAATCAATATATTTATTGCTGTCTAAATTATCTGAATAACCTTCGTTATATAATTTTATACTTTTCTTTTTATTAAAAATATCTCCTTGCCCTGCTTTTGTGTTTGCATTATATGGAGGACTTGTGAAAACGATGTTTGCTTTCTCTCCATTCATTAACTTTTCAAATTGATCACTATCGGTACTATCTCCACAAAGTAAACGATGATCTCCTATTTCGTAAAGGTCGCCTAATACAGTAATCGGTTCTTCTGGAGGTGTTGCGTCAAAGTCATCCTCTTCTGCTTCCAAAACTTCGTCTGTTTCAAATGCCGGAATATCTAGTCCCCAGTCTTCTAATTGCTCAACATCCCATTCGTTTGCTAACATTTCAAAATCCCATTTCCCGCCACTTGTATTGTCTTTAATTAAAAACTCTCTTTGTTGCTCCTCTGTTAGATTGTCGGCTACAATTACTGGTATTTCTTTTAGGCCTGCTTCTTTACACGCTTTGAATCGCATATTACCTCCAAGAATTACCATATCGCTATTAACTACAATTGGTCTAATATCAAGCATCTCTGGAAACTCTTTTATTGACTTTACCAGCTTTTCAAATTTGTCGTCTTTTATTAAACGTGGATTGTTTGGGTTGAGTTTTATCTCGCTGATTTTAAATTTTTTCATTTTTTTTGGTTATCGTTTATTTATTTTATTGTATTTCTGTAAAGCGTCTGTTTTGTCAATTAAATTATAAATTCCAAATTTAACCGGTCTGCCATGTTTATTAAGTACATCTCTAAAATTACACTTAATTTCTATTTCGTGGTCTAATCTTAATCTCGAAATAATTGCAGTAACATTTAAACAGCCTGTCATTTCCATAAGCTCGGACCTTGAAGCTGTATTTTTATTTAATAGTTCAAAAAGAATTTCAGCTGTTTGATTAGTTGGTCTGTCTAATTCAAATCTGTTTCGTGTTTTAAAAAAGTTGATCATAATTTGTTTGTTTTAAGGTTATTAAAAAAATAGGGGCGTTCAAAGTAAACAACCCCTATCTTACCATGTTAACCAAAACATAATTCAAAATCATTACAAATGTAGTATTTTTTTTGAATCAGTTTTGAAAAGGTTTTATTTTTTTAATTTTTCTATTGCAGCGTTTAAAACTTTTAATCTATTATCCCGGTCTTTTTTTGCATCTGGATAATTTTCTGATTTCCATTCTGTTAAGCATTTTTTTAAAATACTTGCCTCCTTTTCTAAAACTTCTATTGCGTAATTCATGATTTTTTAATTTAAATTATTTTCAATTTTACAAAATTCATTTGCATAAAATAATAATAAAAACATTTTATTTTTATTCCATTCATCTGAAGTAATGCCTATTTTTTCAGCATAATCTGCACAAAGTTTTCTAAAATTTAAATCATTAATTAAATCTTCTCTTCTTTTAAATTCTTTTTTTATAAATGTTTTTGATTCCATTAAATTTGATTTTGATAGTTTATATTGGTTAAAATTATGCGTTACAGTCGCATCCCTGTTATTTTTAATTTAATAAAGTAAAAGGCTTATCCCATGAACCTATTGAAATTGAAACATAGTGACCAACATGAAAATAATCAGTCATTGCGTCACTTTCGTCAAAATTATTAGTATTTAAAATTTCATTGATACTTTTTAAAGCTTCTGTCGCTTTTTCATTTTCTCCGTTGTAACGAGTTTCGATGTAATAATTATTAACTCCCTCGTTAGTTTTAGAATTGTCAACTCTTAATTCAATTGGAGCTGCTAAAATAACACATCTTACGTTTGAATAGTTTTCTCTTGTGATTGAGAATTTCCAACCTTGTTTGGCTGGAAACATTTCTTTGATTTGATTTCTCATTTGTTTTACTGATTCTGAATTGATATAAGCCATGATTTTGATTTTTTGATTTTGGTTATTGTTTTAATTTCTTTGACAAATTTAATTAATATTTTTTAATTAACAAATAAAAATCAATTTTTTTTTTATTTTTTTTTATTTCTCCTTTACAAATTGACCATTTATCATAGTGCCTTTTCGTTTTGATATTACATTATAAGCACTTTGTAAACATTCCTCAAGTTTCAATCCTTGCATTTCAGCCTGAATTATTATTGTAACTAATATATCTCCCAAAGCGTCAATTATCTCCTCTTTGTTATTCTCGTAAATTGCTGCGGATAATTCGGTAACCTCTTCAAATGTTTTTTCGCATTGTGCTTCTGGATTACCTTTTTCAAATATCCCTTTTTGTTCTGCCCATGCAATTACTAAGGCTTCAAGTTCGTTGTATTTCATTTTTCTATTTGTTAAGTTAAATTTATATTTTGTATCATATTCAAATATTGGCGTTCCGGTGTTATTTGTCATCTTTTTAAATCGTATTTAATTGGTTTTATATCTTTATGTTTTTCTGCTATTTCTTTAGCTTCTTTTTTTAATCTCTTTTCTTGTTCGAAAATATTTTCGTGCCTCTTCTCAATCTTTTTCATAATTTTCATTTAAATATTGTTCCCCTGTTATTGGTGTTTTATTTATAATTGATAATTTACAATCGTACCA